AATAACAACTGTATATATACCAGAAGGCATAGTTATGGCCTCAGATAGCAGACAATCCCTTTCTTTAAATGAAGAAATAACATCTACCGACACTGCTACAAAACTATTTCTCTTGGAAAAACATAAAATAGGTATTTCTACATGTGGTAAAAGTTTTCTAAATGGTATTTCAATATCAAGCCATATTAAAAATTTCATTGAAGAAGAATTAGCAGATGATGATGATATAATAACCGTTGCAAATAAATTATTTGAATATATCAAAAATATTTCTGTATCCAACGAAGATATATCTTTCCATGTTGCAGGATATAAAAAAGAAAATAAAGTAAGTGTTCCATATGTATATTTTTTAAACATAAAAGAAAATTTAATTAAAAGAGCTAATATTAATTCTGATAATAAAATATGTTATGGAATGTCTTGGACTGGGCAATTAGATATATTAGAGTCTATTCTTAATCCAGTAAAAATCATAGATGAAAAAGGGAATGAACAAATAATTAAAAAAGTTGCTCCTATTTCATGGCAAGCAATGACTCTTCAGGACGCAATTGATTTTTCTATCTATGCCATTAGAACTACTATTGATACAATGCGATTTCAGGCTAGACCAAAAACAGTGGGTGGACCAATCGACGTTTTATTAATAAGCCCTGAAGAAGCTAAATTTATACAAAAAAAGGAACTATATGGTGAAATAATAAAATAGGAATAAATATACCAATAGAAAAGAGGACCATTAAATAATGATGAAATAGATAAATTAATTAATTCTTGTGATACTTTCCGGGAAAAAGTTTGTCATCTGGATATTTTTAGATATAGGATGGTAGATATTAACAAAAAATAAAAGGTGTTTAGAAAAACTATCCCTTAATATACTTTAAAAAGAGTTTTTAAAATATAAAGAAATTCTTTTTGTTCTCGAAAAGGATTTGTTAACATATGGTCGTAACATGCACTCGGTAAATAATTTTTGATTTAAGTGGATCACCAAGTTTTTCTAATTCTTGAATAATAAGAAGGTCAGCCTGATTTTTTAATTGGCCGTTATCAATTATCTGTTTATATTTTCTTTCTAAGCAAATAGGATTTTGGTATGTGCGTGCAATTTTTGTGGTTTTCATCGCTTTGTATGGAAAATAAAATATATAAAAGTAAAAGTTCTATCTATGGAACAGTCTGAAAGAGATATTTTTAAATATTGACAAATTAAATTTAATATATTATAATTTTAAAAAATAGAATATGGCTTGCAAATCTAGATAATGTTTAAAAAGTTAAAGCTAAGCACTTTAAGCTTTTCTAAAATTATTAGAAAGACTTTGAAGTGCTTTTTTTATTTTTAAAATTTAATATTTAAACAAGTTTAGAAGTTAGGATCCAGCGGATGCCTAAGCTGTTAAATTGTAAAATACGGCTTTGGCATCCGCTTTTTTATTTTTTTTAGCAAGTGCCTTTTTTTAGCCGAGAGAAGGTGATTTTAAATGAAGAGGGAACTGGTGGACATCGATGTTAACGAAATATCACTAGTTGATATTCCATCAATTAGAAAGAAATTTCTAATTATAAAAAAAGATAAGAATATGCAGAAGGCATCTGAAATAAATCAGGATGATTCTGATAAAAATTTAATTAAGGAAGGAGAATTGAAAATGAAAGAATTAATAGAATTTTATAAAAGTTTAACTGGCGATAACGAGGATTTTAAGGAACCACAAATTGAATTTTTGAAAAAGTTAACCGATGCGAGTATTAAAGACATCAAAGATGCAATAAGTACACTCAATAAGTATAAGGGTGATTTTTCAAAAGATTTACAAGATGCAGTATCAATGCTGGCTAAGTGGGCTACAAAACCTTATCCTTACCCTTATCCTGCAAAGAAGAGCGATGATGATATAGCAAAAGCTGGGGCGAAATTTTCCAAAGATACTATAGATGCCCTTAAAAAGGTTATCGAAGATCTTATTACTATTTTGCCTGAGAATGAACGATGGAACTTGAAGAAATCTGAAGTAACCAATGGAAAAGATACTGATGTAAAGATTAAAGATGCCATAGAGAAAGTAGAAAAACAGACTGCTGAAACTATCTCTAAGATGGAAGAGAAATTAGGAGAAAAGGATAAGAGTATATCTGAACTAACTAAGAGACTGGAGACTTTGGAAAAAGCTAAAGGGACCAAGAAACAGATAGAGGGTCAAGATGACGATGGCGATGATGGAAATAAAGATGTCAAGAAAAGTGAAAAGCCGTGGCCTTCTTTCGACTTTGAATTAGTAACAGAAGAATAATTTTAACGATAGAGAATCGAGGTGAAAAAAATGATAACTAATAAAGCATTATTAAATAAGAAAAATTTTATGAAAGCCATGAAGGCTTTGCCGGATATTACCCTGCTTCCAGAAGAAGCTGATAAGTTTATCGATTACGTGGTAGATGAATCCTTCTGGAAAAATAATGCCCGTATTGTAAAGATGGAAAAGGTCGAGAAGAATCTGAGGTATCTGGGTTTTAAGGCCGGGACCAGATTTCTAAAGCCGGCAGCTAAATTCGCTGCTTCAGATTACCTAAAGGAGTTTGCCGAAGGCAAGGTCACTTTAAAAGCAGAGAAATTGAGAGGTGCAGTGGTAATCTATGACGATGACCTAGAAGAGGGCATCGAAGGACAAGCCTTTGCAGACCACTTGATGAGAATAATAGCCAAGAAGGTAGCCAATGAGATAGACGAGGCTGCTTATAGTTCTCATCCTGGTTTTGCCGATACTGATATCAGAAGCCTGTATAAAGGTTTTAGACACAGAATTTTAGCCGGACAGGCTAAGACTGGAACTATTCCGGGGGCAGCAATACTTTTGGATGCTTCTAATACCTTAACGGGGCATACTACCGATTTTCTCACGGCTGGGAAGATAGCTGAAAGGATTTTAATAGACAGTGTCTATACTGGCGATTGGGAATTCAAGTTTGCCAAGATGTTAGCGGTTTTGCCTCCTAAGTATAAATTGGTGGGATTGAAAAATTTGAGGTTTTTCTGCAATGACATAATCCCTAACGATTATGCCGAGGCCTTAGCTAATCGAGCAACCATTTTAGGGGATAAAGCTCTCTTAGGAGAAGAGGACCTTCCTTATAGAACTGTTCCTATTGCATCAGTTCCTCTTATGCCTATCACTTACGTGGCGGTAGATGGAACTGATGACGGACAGGAAGATTACGAGGCAGGAGAGGCCGGTAATAAATATGCCGATGTTATTTTAACTCCTCAGAATAATTTTATTATCGGTATCCAGAAAGAACTAACTCTGGAAAGCAAACGTGCCCCGGAAGACCAGGCCCAGTATGTTTTCTACAACTTAAAAGTAGACATCGCAATCGAAAACCCAGAAGCAGCGGTAATCTTGGTAAATGTAATTCATGGTTAAGATAAAGGAGAATAACTATGCGATTTAAGATAATCAATAGGGCAGGTTCTCGGGATATATTTTCGGGTGGGATAAAATATTATCTCGCTCGAAATGAAATATTTCCCACAAATGATCCTCAACTTGCTGAGGAAGCAAATAAACTGCCCTTCATAAGTGTAGTTAAAGACTTATCAGATTATAAGGAGATGAATTTCTTCAAGCTGAAAAAAATAGCTAAAGAGAAAGGAATTGAATTCGATAAAAAGATTACAAAGAAAGAATTAATTAAAAAGTTAAATGAGGTGAAATAAATGTCTAAATTAGGAAATGAACTCCGTGATGACATTAATGTGGGTAATGTAAAGATTATAAAAGATGACCTTGGAAGGATAATGTTTGCGGTAAATACCTTAGTTGATGCTCAATCGATAGATAGTTATGTATTTATTGCTCCAGTTGCCTGCAAAGTATTAAAGATAAGTGAGGTTCATACTACGGCTGGTACAGATACCGGGGCTGTAAGTTTGACTGTTAAAAAGGTCCTGGATACTAAAACTATAACGGACGGTACTTCAAAGGATTTATTAGGCACTACCAAGATCGATTTAAAAGGAACTGTTGATACTATTCAATCTCCGGCATTAACTGTGACTGGTGCTGATTTAGTTTTAGCTATTGGGGATAAATTAGCTTTAGATTTTACTGGGACTTTAACTGCTTTAGCTGGTGGTGTAGTAACCATAGAATTGGAGCAGCAATAAGTCTTTGATTGGAGAGGGATAGGCCTAGTTAGCTAGGCCTACCAAATACAGAAAGTTTGTAGGCGAAGAGGAATAAACAAATTGCGAGTGATCTGAATGCCAGAAAATATAGTTACTCTAAATCCTCTATATCAAGGTAATAGCCGGGAGTATACCCTTTCTTTTACTGATAGTAAAGGTGCAATAATCCCTATTACCGGATGGAAAATCTATTTTACCTTGAAGAAATATGCCTGGAAGGCCGACGAAGATGCCGATGTAAAAAAGGATATATTGGTTCACTCAAATCCTCTTGGGGGAGAAACTAAAATTACCTTAACAACAGAGGATACTAAAAACTTAGGAATAGGAGTTTATAGTTTCGATATTCAGATAAAAAGAGCCGATGGGACTATACTTACTGTCTTAATAGGGACTTTAGAGATAATGCTAGTTATAACTAGGAGAAAAGACTAATGGCAGAAAACGAAAATATAATTATTCGGATAATCGAAGCAGAGCCGATTCAAATTCGAATTGGAGAGCCAACACCTATTCAAATTAAGCTCGCAGAGCCGGCACCTATAAGTGCAAACATAGTTATGGAGAATGTCCCTTCAGAAATTGGAAATATATTCATCCCGGAAGTTGGGGGACATAGAATAACTAGATTATGTATTTCAAAAGACCGCAAAGTAGCGATTGAATTTAAAGACGATTAAGGAAAGGAGGTTTTAAAAAAATGGCTATCGTGAGAATATTATTAGATCCAAATGCGGTTCCCTATACCGATGATGAGATTGTAGGAAAGATAAATACTGCGACTGCTAAAATATCCCGAGCTGAAAGTGTTGAGGCTGCTGCGAGACCAATTGTAGATGAGGAAATAACCAACCTTAAGTTATCAAGTAACGCTGCAAAGCTAAATCTTGATGCAATGGAGGAGCTCGAGAGAGGATATATAAAGACTAATCCTCAAACTGGTGAATATAAGGTCACCGGTCTACAAGTGGCTGCAAATGGGAAAGTAGCGGTCGATAAAAGCGATGTTCCTGAAGTGTAATTTCGCTAAATGAATTGGAATGAGGGGAGGCTTTTTTTGTCTTCCCTTAAACTATTATACCAAGCGGAGGTAGTGATGTCAGAAAAAGCTGAAGGAAAATACATAACTGAAGATGATATAGATAATTGGCCAGCGGAATCAACCGCAGCCGAAAGACAGGTTGTTATAGATGAAGTAGAGGCAAGAGTTGAGAAAATAACTAAAGACTATTTTTATCCCAAAACCTTCGATATATTTCTCGATGGAAACGATAAAAATAGATTATTTCTTCCCATTAGACAAAATATATTATCAATTAACTATATGGCTATAGCCGAGTTTGAAATCTCTACCATAGATAAAACTGGGTCAGATATAACCGGATCAGTAGGCGAATATACAATAACCCTAAAAATTTCTGCTACTGCAGATTATTACAAGAATAACTACCTCGGGATTAAAGATGACTCGAAGAAAACCGATAATTTATGGGGCTGCAAAATTTTGGGCAATACAGCAACCGATATAGAAGGTAAATCTATTTTTTCTCTAGAACAATCCTTGCCAGTTACTCTGGAAGCAGCGGACATAGTATCGATTATAACCAACTGGGACTTTGATGAAGATTGTATTTATAGAGGAAAGAGGGTCATATCTTCTGAGCCGGGAGTGTTGAAAGAGCCAGCGGAGTTTTTCTTAGATGGGCGCTTTCCGAGAGGAGAAGGCGATGTAGAAATTAAAGGAACTATCGGTTATTATGTCTGTCCTCAGGCAATTAAAAAAGCCTGCATAGTTTTGGCGAGAGATGAGAATGATCCCACCTTATACGAGAAATACGAGTTTGAAAGTGAATCGATGGGTAGTGTCTATTCCTATAGTAGAGGTGGAGAAGAATATCTAAGTGGAATCATAGAATGCGATAGATACTTAAAACGATACGTCAACAGAAAACCCATATTAATAGCTTAATGAAAGGATTAAAATATGAGAATTATTGGACCCCGAAAAAGATTTATTTTAATAGAAAGAACAGAAGGAGAAGAAACAGCCGAGGGTCAGGAAATCACCTGGACTGAGACCGATGAGTTTGGGGGGGTTTTTAATTCACTAAGAGGAAGAGAGGGTATCTCTTATGACAAGACCGGGGTAATTGCCGATCATCGAATCCATACCGAATACTCTAATATTACTGAAAAAGATAGAATTAAGCTGAAGGGGACCGATAGAATATTCGATGTCTCTTATGTTGATGATAAACTTCTGAAAAACAAGATATTGGTGGTGGATATACTTGAACGAAAAGAGTGAATTTAGACTAGAGTGGAAAGGCGAAGAGGTTAGTAAGGCTATAAATAGAGTTTCAAATGACCGACTAAATAATTTAGGACACCTTTTAGTCAGAGTAATTAGAGAAGCTATTTCCCAAGAGGGGACAGGTCGGACTTATAAAAGAAAGGGAGAGAAACCTCACGTAGCAAGTGCTCCCGGAAAGCCACCGGTAATTTGGCATAGTGGGTTACACGGTAGTATTTTCTTTATAGTGACTGAAGCAGGACCGGTTTTCTTGATGCATGTAGGCACCGGAGGAGAAATAGGAGAATATGGTTTAAAATTGGAGTTTGGAACAGAAAATATGGCTGCCCGACCCTGGTTAGGAGTAACTTTAGAAAATTCAAGAGAGATGATTGAAAAGTTTCTTGAAGAAGAGTGGTTTTAGATATGGATGTTATTAGGGCGATAAATACTGAGATCTTTGATTATTTAAGAGACGATGGAATTTTAACCGATAATCCAGTAGGGGGGATAATGGGAAACAAAAATATCCGGATTGGTCGGGCCCTAAGGTCGGATATATTCCCTTATATTACTTTTGGGATCAGATTTTTTGTAAATCCCTTGATGCCTCTATTAGGTACGGGAACACTGGAAACTCACCTGTGGGATAAAAACAATCTGACTAGTCGAGTTTATGAGATGAGAGATAGATTAATTAAATTATTGGATTTACGGGACTTTGCATTATCAGGAGAAGAAGCGAAGGGGGTGAGAATATTTTTGGACAGTAGTGACATGATTGAGGAGGAGGAAGAATTTATTCAACACATGGTTATTTTATGGACCGTAAAATATATTAGAAGTGCGGAAAACATTACTATCTAATAGAAAGGAGGAAACTTAAAATGACAGTTAAAACTGGTTTATCAAAAGATACTGCGAAAAGAATTCTAGTTGATGCTGGAGCAGTTTATCTGAATTATGGATTACCTGCAGAAAGATTACTTGGGGCGACAAGGGGAGGAAATGAGTTTAATTTAAACCGAGTAATTAAGGATATTGAGGTAGATGGAGTTAAAGGATCGACAAAGGGTCTAAGAAGAGTAACAGAAGTTAGACCTCAAATTACTTGTAAACTTATTGAATTATCCCTTGATAATTTATTGAGGGCAATTGCAGGGGCATCCTCTTCAGCGACTCCAGCGACTTTAGTTGTAGATGCTGAATACTTGGGAGTAGGAACTACGGGTATTGATGAATTTACTACAGATCATTTTCCAATTGTGGATGATTCTGAAAAGGTTTATATTAATGGGGTTTTAAAAACCAGAGGTTCATTAAGTGCTTCGTTATTTATAGGTAACAATGCGACTGAGAATAAACTTTTTTCAGCTGCAGTTGGAGATTGGGACGATTTGACTGGTGGTCTTCTCGAAAGTATAACTGGTGGACAGGCTGGTAATGGCGGTAGATATACTGTAGGAGCTTCTCCTTCGGTAAATCTTCTTAAGTTGGATGATGCTTTAGGTACTGTTCTGACCAATTTAGAGGTGGGTGAGAAATATAGAATCACTATTTATGCAAAGAAAGGTGCTGCGTGGAATGGTGGAGTTGTCACTATAAAATGTGATGGTCAGAGTAAGGCATTGCCGAGTTTAACCGCAGATGATGTTCAGACAGTTTTTGATTTTATAGCAACAGGAACAGATGCAACAATTACCATTGATTGTGCTTCTGCACCAATGGCAGCAGACATATTCTGGATTGATACTTTGGAATTTGTTAAATATACAGGAGATTATGCTATCGTCAATGTTACTGGTGTAATAACTTTTATTTTGGAAGACATTCCAACTACTGCTGAAGTGGTGACTGTTAGCTATACTTATGAAACTGGTGGGACTGCAACTCACGATACTATTGTTGGAGGAGAGATTACGGACAGTATGTATATTGATAATGTTGCTCTTATAGGAACTATTTCAGGTAAGACACAAGCTGTAATTTGTATGGTAAAAAATGCCCTTGCGGATGCGGGGCTTTCATTAGCAACTGCTCCAAGAGATGAAGCAGTGCCATCTATTATATTTACAGGTCATTATGATCCTGATGATCCCGATACCGAACCTTGGGAAGTTCGATACCCGAGGTTGTAAGAATTAATCTAGGAGGTTAAAAATGGTTGAAGAAAAAAAGGATAAGAGGACATTTGAGAAAGAGATAGAGCCACTTATTGGGGATACCCCGACAGTCACAATTAAAGGCAAGGAATATAAGATGAGGCGTCTGGGAATGGCCGATACCTTTAAGTTGGCTCGAATCATAGCTATTGGCGCAGGCGGGATAGGAAAAGAAATCAATAGCCTAGATATAACCGCGGAAACTGCAATTGGACTATTAATTGTTGGGTTTCCTTATGCTGACCAGCAAATTTTAAATTTATTCGCTGATGTACTTGGAGTTAAAAATGAAGAGATAAGGAATCCTGATATATTTCCAATGGGGTCTGAAATAGATTTAATCAAGGCCTTAGTCGAGCACATAGATGTGAAGGCTTTTTTTCTCAAGTTAACCGAGCTACTGAAGATGCCGATCTTGAAGGAGTTTTTGAAAAAAACCTCGACCTCATCCAAGAACGGTATGGCTGGTCTGATGAAGAAATAAAATACAATATACCTTATGCTCGGTTTATGCAATTAGTTAGAGTTGCTTCTAGTCAGAAAGTGGAAGAACTTAGAATGAGGATGAAGGAACAGGCCTATCTGGGATGGCTAATATATCTATTGCAACCTATTGCGATTAGAGAAGATAGGATGACTTTTCAAGAATGGCTAAGAGGTTTGGGCTTATCTGAAGGAGAAGAAAAATCTGAAGATTTAGAATCAATGAAAAAGAAGTCTCTTGAGATTGCGCAAAAAATAGTAGATATGGATAAGAAAGCAAGGAGGTAAATAATTAATGGCTATGGAACTGTTCAGATTAATGGGAACAGTGGCAATCGCCAAAGAGGGGGCCTTACAAGATATAAAG